TTTGGCCATCGGCAACCCGGACAACAGGGGGACGCCGTTCCACAAGATATTCCGAGATGACCCAACCTGGAATAAGATTAAGATTAGCGCCTACGACACCCCTAACTTCACAGATGAAAAGCATGAGGTCCCACCTGAGCTGCTGCCACTGCTAATCCAGAAGGAGTGGGTTGAACGCCAGAAGATTTCATGGGGCGAAGAGTCCACTAGGTTTAAGTCTAAGATTCTGGCTGAGTTTCCAGACGAAGCTGAGAACACATTCTTCACACAGACCAACATAGATAGAGGTATAGACTCTGACTTTCCAGAGGACTTTGAACAGCGAGCCGTACTGGGTGCTGACATCGCTCGCTTTGGTGAGGACGATTCGGTAGTTTACATAAATCGCGGCGGGCGGCTACGCCGCCTAGATAGTTGGTCCAAGGCAACTGCCATTGAGACAGCAACTCGCATACATAGATTGGCGATAGACAATGGAGTATCTGAAGTTCGTATTGACGCTGCTGGCCTTGGTGGTCCTGTCGTTGATATTGTTGCCTCTCTTTGTGATGGCAAGTATATTGTTATTTCTATCTTGGGTTCTGCTGCTAGCCCTGATAACACTCGCTGGCTTAATGCGAGGGCAGCTAATTACGATGCACTTAAAGAAGGTCTCGCGGGGAACAAGATAGACCTAGACCCTGATGACAAGCTGCTGCTTGAAGAGGTCCTGATGATTAGGTATAAGTTCAACGCCAAGGGTGCCATCCAGATTGAATCCAAGGATGACATGAGAAGCCGGGGCGTAAAGTCACCTGACTCGCTGGACGCTGCGGTTTACGCCTGTGCCGACATGAGTGGACTGCTTGGTAGCCCATGGCTTGACAAGAAGCCGGGCGATACTGTGAATTATGACTACGCAAGCATGGAAAAGGAAGACCCTTTCCTCTCGGTTTGGTCTTGGTAAGTATCTGGTAGAATAGTGTTATTGACTTTTAAAGGACTTTTAATATGGATTTGAAGAAATTTACCCAGGAATTTGACGCAATGTCAGCAGAAAATGAGCTTTTGCGGGAGTCTTACGCATCAATGACTCAAGCGGTCATGGCATTCGATGACAATGGCTGGAATGATATCTCAGTTGCTGCGGGCACAGATGGGTTTACACTTGACCAACTAAAAGACGCCTCAGGTAGAATCAGAGAACTGGCAGAAGGTAACCCGCTGCTGAAGCGTGGTTGCGCTTTGCGTTCAAGTTACGTGTTCGGCAAGGGAGTATCGTTTGGTATCCTTGCACCTAGAATCCAGAAGTACATCGATGACCAGTTTAACCAGGATGTTCTCTTTAGCTCCGAGGCACAGACCATTAACGAGCGTAGCCACTTTACTGATGGCCAGTTCTTTGTGCTAGGCAGCCTGTCAACTAAGCAGTTCCAGAGGATTCCTTTTACCGAGATTACCGGAGTGGTAACCAACCCCGACAACCCGGAGGACATCTGGTACTACAGGCGCAGCTGGACTCGCAAGGCTCAGGACCTAGGCGGTGCTGGGAACCGCGACCAAGAGCTAAAGGTCTGGTATCCAACTGACACCTACAACCCGCTAAACGGTAGGTTTGTTGCAAGGATTGCAGATGACCCAGTAGACGCAACCTTTAGGATGTTTGCAAGTAGAGTTAATCGTAGAGCCGGTAGAGTCTTTGGTGTGCCAGATGCTTTGCCAGCAGTGCCTTGGGCACACGCTTACAACGAGTATTTAAAAGACGGCTCAAGAATGCTTAAGGCTTTGTCCATGTTTGCATGGCAGCTAAAGTCAAAGACCAAGACTGGTGTTGCTAACGCAGCCGCTGCAATCGCTACGCCTCCGGGTGCCGGCTCCACAGCTGTGATGGGCGCAGACATGGAGCTCAGCTCGATGCCTCGTGGCGGCAGCGTAGACCTAACAGACGGCAGGCCACTTGGTTCTATGGTAGCTTCCGCACTAGAGGTATCCGTGGTCGCTTTGCTATCTGACCCTGGAACTTCGGGTGCCTACGGCACCGCTGCTACACTTGACGTACCGACCCTTAAGGCAATGGAAGCTCGTCAGCAAATCTGGACGCAGTTCTACAGGAGAGTCCTTAACTTCATTGGGGCCAAAGACCCACAGATAAACTGGCCAAAAATTGAGTCTGAGCCAAGCCAAAGATTGATGCAAGCACTTGCCCTTGCGAAAGAGACAAACGCTATCTGGGACGATGAATATCGCGAGGCAGTTATCGAGACACTTGACATTCCTAAGCTGCACTTAGGCCCACCATCAGAAGGAGGCTCTGGAGACGGCTCTAGCGTTGTACCTTCGCAGGGTAACACTGGAGTTGCTGGTTCAATGCAAGACAACGCACAAGACCTAGCTCAGGCGGACGCAGCACCAACTGCATAATGGCATGGTATAATAATTCCTAGTGATTACTTCATTGGAGATTTATGACTATTAAGTTAAACGAGTCCGTTACATTTGCCCCGGTAGAGACCAAGGGCAATAAGTGGCGTGTAAAAGTTATTGAGTCCGGATGGGGCTCATCAGGGTACTACGCCCCTGCCGTCCTTCAGGAATACGGACCACAGGTATTCAAAAAGGGCACCAAAGTATTTATGAACCATCCATCAAACTCTGAGTCATCTGACCGTCCCGAAAGAGACGTGCACCAGCTAGCAGGTAAACTTGTTAGCGATGCCGTGTTTTCCGAGAACGGTCTTGTCGCAGATATTGAATTTTATTCCCACTACGCTCCTATTATAAAGGAGATGGCTGGGGATGTAGGTTTGTCTATCCACGCATTTGGCGAAGCCAGTGCCGGAGAAGCAGAAGGGCGAGAAGGCCCAATCATCGAATCTCTAGTGGCAGACCCACTAACGAGCGTAGATGTCGTTACCGTAGCCGGAGCTGGAGGAAAATTCTTGACTCTACTTGAAAGCTACATAAAGAAGGACGAAGATGCCGCACAGGTGTCAGAGTCCCTATCGGAAGGAAATGAAAGTATGATTACAAAGGAAGAATTTGAGGCTGCTATGCTAGACCTTAAGACTACCGTTGTTGAAGCTCTCACACCACTACGCGAGTCGATTTCGGCCCTAGTAGAGGCTGCCACTCCTGCCGAGGGTCAAGAAGTAGAGGGCGAACCTGAAGAGGTCACCGAAGCTATTAACCCCGTTGATGTGGCTGTGAAGTTCAACGAATCACGCTTGCCTACTATGGCCCTTGCTAGAATAGCAGAGACCCTAAAAAGCGAGCTTAACCAAAAGAATGTTGATGAGCTAATTGCTGACGAGAAGAACTACGTCACTGCAATTTCCGAGTCGAGTTCAGTTCCAAGTGCCACCTTCGGTGTCATCGAGGAAGCAACACCTAGCATGACCGCCGCAGACGAGTTTGACGCTATTGTCAACCGAATCTCTAAGAAGTAAGGAAGATAGTAAATGGCTCTCAACGAGATTTACGCAATTGGTAGCGAACTAGTATTCCCTGTCGCATCAACAGTTGATTCAGGAGACGTAGTGTCTGTTGGAACTGTAGTTGGCGTGGCAATGGAAGACGCATTCACCGGTGAAGATGGAAACCACTACACCACTCTCAAACTTGATGGTGTATTCAAGTTTGTAACAGCAAACGACGACATTGCGGTAGGGGCAAACGTTTACGTTGACTCCGACGACGCTGTGACTTCAACAGCAACCGACAACAAGTTCATCGGACACTGTGTCAAATCAGGCACTGGATACGTTGTAGCCCGTTTGGTTGCCAACTCAGCCGACGCAGCAGCTTAGTCGATAGGAATAAATATGACTCAGAAAATTACAGCTCGCCACATTGAGGCAGCAAAGCTACTTGAGGGAGCTCTTCGCGGAGACCGTCAGGACAAGCTAAAACTACAGGAGGGCATTTCAACCTCCGACCTACCAGTGCTACTTAACCCAACGCTCAACAAGATTATGTTGGAAAACTACGCAGCACTGCCAAAGGTATGGGACCAGTTCGCAACCCGTTTGGTTGTTGACGACTTCCGCCCAGTAACCTTCCAGGCAATGAAGTACGATGACGAAGGACTAGACAACGCCGGAGATACTTTCCGTCCAGGTTCACTACCTACTGTTGCCGAGTACGACGAGTACCCAACTGCCGGCTGGTTCGATGTTACCGAAAGCACGATGGCTGTTAAGAAGGCCGGTACTCGTGTACGTTTCTCATGGGAGACAATCGTTAACGATGGACAGATTGGTCTACTTGAGCGTCTACCTATTGAGCTTGCTCAGAAGGCAGCTGGAAAAGAAGACGAAGAAGTAACCAAGCAGCTAGTTTCGTCCTCTGGACTAAACACTGACAACTTCAAGTCCGCTAACCAGAACCTGCTTGCAGGCAACGGTGCTCTAGACATTAACACTCTAGAGGCAGCTATCGAAGCAGCCAACTTGCAGACCTACCAGGGTGGCCCAATCACAGCCATTAGCCGATTTGCGCTAGTGGTACCTCGTGCACTTGAAATGACTGCTCGCAAGATTCTTGCAATCCAGTCAGTTCGCACCGAGACCACAGTTGGCTCGACTGTCACCTCACTAGTGAGCGGCAACCCAATCGGTACTCAGGTTGAGATTGTTGTAAACGACTGGTTGACCAAGATTAACTCTGGTGCCGGAGCCTACTGGTTCCTAATCCCAATGGTTGGTCAGTCCCTTAACCCTAACCTAGCACTAGGCTTCCTACGTGGATACGAGACTCCTGAGCTTCGTATTAAGATGAACGGTGGAACCTTCCTAGGTGGCGGAGACGTACCTGCTCGCGATGGTTCATTCGACAACGATGATTTCGAGATGAGAATCCGTCACATCGCTACCGGTGGCTTCATCGTTCCAACCGGAACCATTGTTTCAACAGGAGCCGGTTCCTAGTAAATAACCTTTCTTGGTTCAGAAGTCCTCACCCTTCGGGGTGGGGATTTTCTGTTTTCAGGACAGTTGT